GGATATCTTGGTACGCAGTACATATTATCACGGCATCCTTTAGGATGGATTTACAAAGATCACATTCCCGTGTTTTACTAACCGCCCCCTGTCATAGCGGTGTACTGTGTTCCGGCTTCTGTGGGTTCCGGGTGCCGACCCCCTGTTCTTCTACAGCCCACCATCTGTATTTTCATCCCTTCCTATCTATATAACCTTTTGGGCGTTAAGTCATTGATTTTAAAGGGCCTAAAACGCATTTCGTTTTTGGCCTAAAAACACCCTGTTATACTAGCATAAAAAAGGAGGCTGTGCAATGAAAAAGACAATGGCAGAACAACAAATACATTACATCCTAACTAAGCTAAAAAACATAAGGAAAAAAAGTGTGGCAACTGTACGCAATACAGGGAATTTTGATAAAGACCTCATGTTGAACCGAGCCACTAATCTGATCTACAAGGCTTACCGCTTAAAGACCACCAAAAGAACTAAAAATTTCGTTATGTCTAATGCGTGGAAGATATACATGGATGTGCAGTCTATGTCTGCCGCCGATAGCATGTATGACGCAAACATGATACCGCTTTCTCAGATAGTCGCTCATGTGGAGGGGAGATCAGAGGAAGGGGCTATTGACTCTCCCATTGCGCCTCTCTATAGTAACGGCCTTGGCTATTCACATGTGTCCTGGAAACACTTTTGGGCGGACCCTAACTTCCGTACAGGGGTTTACGCCGATCAGTGGTTCAGGACGAAATGGCCTAAGTGGTATAACATAATGCGTAATTTAGAGGATACAGACTATTGGGTATTCAATACGGTTTGGAAGAGCCATCTGAAAAGTTAGTACTCACACCACATTTACTACAGGCTTATCTTGAAATTGAGTCTGAGCAGTCAATACGCTCTGCTGACGAATTCACTAAGGAGGTATTAGATTATTACATTTTAGGCGAAGAGAAGCAGGGCATAAAGCTGCCCTGGCCTAAATTAGAGAGCAAGTTTCGTCTGCGAAATGGCGAATGCACGATCATTGCAGGGATAAATTCAAGCGGGAAAAGCCTCGTTGTAGGCCAGATAACGTTGGCAGCGATGTCCCAGCAAGCTACAGTCCTATCTGTGAGCCTCGAAATGCCCCCTCGTAGCCAGTTAATACGCATGTGGCGTCAAGCAAGCCTATCTGCTACTCCCGACCTAGACTTCGGCATAGAGTTTAACTCTTGGAGCAGGGGTAAGCTTTACTTTTTTGATAAGGAAGGATCTATCGATATGGATACCCTGGAGGCTGGTATCCGGTACTCCATCGCCCATTATGGCGTGAACCTGATAACTGTTGACTCTTTAATGACAATCTCCGGGATTCGCAATGATGACTACACCGCACAGAAAGAAGTCGTATGTCGATTAGCAGACCTATCCAGAGATTTGGATTGTCATATATTGCTCGTGGCCCATGCTAGGAAATCCATGTCTATCAAGGATAAGATTGACCGCTTTTCGATCAGGGGAGCGGGGGAACTAACAGACCGGGTAGATAATGTACTGTTGCTGCAAAGATATTATAGCGAAGACGAGCTTGATCCTGATTGTTGGCTTGCTGTGTCTAAAGCTAGGCATTGGGATACGGCAGAATGTGAAATAGACCTGTGGCTAGATATGGCCTCCTTAAATGTTTTGACTGAAGGACAAAAACCTGCTAAACTGGTAATGTATGGACAAGAACTGGAAGAGGTTTGAGCGCAGGGTTGCCGTTAAGAGCGGGGGACGCAGAGTCCCTGTGGCGGACAGGGAAACAGACCTGGATGTGGCACACCCTACTTTTGGTATAGAGTGTAAATATCGAGAGTCCTTACCCAAGTACCTGAAGGATTACTACGCCCAAGCCAAGGCGGGGAGCAAGGAAGGACAGGTCCCTGTAGTGGCAATGGGCGAAAAGAACAGCTCTACGGTATTTGCTTTGTTAAACTTTGACGATCTGATAAAACTATCAGGAGATAAGGATGCACCAGAATGACCCCATTGTACACCTGTGGAGTGACCTTCTAGGTAACCTAGTACAGCCCTATAAGGGCTATAGAGACAAATTACCAGAAACGGCAACGAAAGAAGCACCACTGCGCATACCAAAATGCACCCTTACCACCAGATGGTACGACTGTTGGCGGGAAGAAGACGGCTCGTATCACGAAAGCTTTGTACAGGAGCACACGCAGTCACATGAATGATTACCAATCCTTTATACATAAATCACGTTACGCACGGTATTTAGACAGTGAGGGGCGTAGGGAGAATTGGGAGGAGACGGTGTCTAGGTACTTCTCGTTCTTTAATGGTGCGCTGCTGGAAAGAGGTGCTGACGCTGGTCTTCCTGCAGGATTAAGACAGGCGGTTCTTCGCATGGATGTAATGCCCAGTATGAGGGCGCTCATGACTGCAGGACCAGCCTTGTCTAGGGACCATATGGCTGGGTACAATTGCAGCTATATGGCTATAGACCATGTGCGCTCCTTTGACGAGAATCTGTACGTTCTTTTGTGCGGGACTGGCGTAGGGTTCTCTGTTGAGCGCCAGTACATAGGTAAGCTGCCTGAGGTAGCCGCTGAATTCCACAAATCAGAAACAACTATCGTTGTACGAGACAGTAAGATAGGGTGGGCAACAGCCCTAAGAGAATTGATTACCCTTCTATACCAAGGAGTTATACCTGAAGCTGATTTCTCAAGGATACGTCCCGCTGGGAGTCGGTTAAAGACCTTTGGAGGCAGAGCTTCTGGCCCTGCCCCTCTAGAGTCCCTGTTCAGAAGTTATATACGTGTGTTCCAGGGGGCTAAAGGGCGCAAGCTAAACAGCATTGAATGTCACGATCTACTGTGTTACAACGGCGAAGCCGTGGTTGTCGGAGGAGTCCGTAGAGCTGCCGAGCTAAGTCTAAGTAATCTCACTGATGAAAGAATGCAGAGAGCCAAGATGGGGCAATGGTGGCAAGAAGATACCCAACGCTCGTTAGCGAATAACTCTGTCTGCTATACAGAGAAGCCAGACATAGGCATATTCATGCGTGAATGGACGGCTCTGTACGAGTCTAAGAGCGGTGAGCGCGGTATATTTAATAGGACGGCTGCTCAGAGGCTTGCCCCAGAACGTAGAGATAACACATACGAGTTTGGCTGCAACCCTTGCAGTGAGGTCATCCTACGTAGCTGTGGACTATGTAACCTTTCAGAGGCTGTGTTACGTCCAGGAGACAGCTTAAAGGACGTTAGGGATAAGATTGTGTACGCTGCTATTCTCGGGACCTTACAGTCCATGTTGACCAACTTCAGGTACGTGCGTCCTATTTGGAAGCAGAACGCAGAGGAAGAGCGCTTGCTAGGGGTAAGCCTTACTGGGGTCTATGACTGTCCTGCAGTGTTGAATGCAACCCCGGCACAGCTTGAGTCCCTACGAGACACTGTAGTGGGTATAAACAAGAAGTGGGCGGATAAGCTGGGCATTCCCCAGTCTGTAGCAACCACCTGTATAAAGCCGTCAGGGACAGTTAGCCAGCTTGCAGGGGTACATGGTTCTGGATTGCATCCTGCTTACTCCGCGCATTACATACGTAGGGTTAGGCAGGATAAAAAAGACCCTTTAAATTATGCTCTCATTGAAGCGGGTATTCCTTACCTGGAAGACCCCTATAACACAGAGGCATGGGCTTTTTCTTTCGCTATGAAGGTACCTAAAAGCTCTACGGTACGTAAGGATGTTTCAGCCCTAGAACACTTAGAGGTGTGGAGAAAGTTTGCCCTGCATTGGTGTGAGCATAAGCCTAGTATAACCGTCTACGTAGAGGAGGACGAGTGGTTAAAGGTAGGCTCTTGGTGCTACGATAATTTCGACATACTTAGCGGGGTTAGCTTTTTACCTAAAGCAGATGACGATCATGTGTATCAAGCCGCTCCTTATGAGGAGCTGTCCTCCAAAGAATTCAGCATGTACAAAAAACCAACCAAGATAAATTGGAGTTTGGTTTCTGAAGACTCCGACCACACCACCTCAAGCCAAGAGTTTGCCTGTATTGCAGACGCTTGTGAGATATAAATGGACTGTAACCTAGACGGCATAGACGCCTACCTTATACAGCAGTGCGCCACCGCAGAGTATTGTGTAACAAACCCCACTCCAACGGGTACAGAGTATATCTTGCGTATTGGGGACCGGATCTACGTAATGATAATTCCAGAGTGAGTTATACCTTCTTATAAGGGGACACAACTGTTATGGACTTACAGAAAAAGAAAAGGTGGTCATCTAGGCCCTACTTAAACTGGGTCAGCAAGCTTCCCTGTTCTGCCTGTGCGCTAAAAGATGACACTATAGTTGCCCATCATTTAGCAAGCAGGAATGCCCCGTTTTGTGGCGGCATGAGTTACAAAGCATCAGATATATTTGTGATGCCCCTGTGTCACACATGCCACAGTGCGGCCCATAATGGCGACTCCGACATACTCGACTGGCAATTCACATTCATTTTTGATACCCTGGACAGGGCGACTAGAGCTGGTGTTTTGGAGGTTGACTTAATGAGATCTAAATTTCCGCCAGATGAGGGGGTTGTTTTATGATTGAACTGGATAGTGTGGAACGAGCTAACGATTGGATGCGTGATAACTCTATTCGTTTAGCCCAGGCCAAAGCTAACCGCATATACATAGATAAATACCTAAAATCAAAGCTAGGTGAGCTTTTTTTAGTCGCTCCAGAAGGGAGCGTTGCATCTAAAGAGGCTTGGTCGTACTGTCACACCGACTATATAGAGCTCCTGGAGGGCCTAAAAGCCGCCGTAGAGCAAGAAACAGAGTTACAGCATAAGTACACAGCGGCGGAGGTTAAAATCGCAATATGGCGCACGTTACAGGCGAATCAAAGGGGGCTTGTATAATGTCGGCGGAAGACGTATACTCAGAACAGGAAGAGTGGTTACGAAGCTACGAAGCAAATTCAGCGGATCAACTAACACATCAACGTATAGAAGAGGAAAAGAAAATGGCTGGCGATTGGGTTCAAAGAGACAACACATTGAATTTGAAACGCAACAAGTGGAAGAAGGCAGACAATCACCCTGATTACAAAGGGGACGCTCTTGTTGGTGGAAAGCAATGGGACGTAGGTGGATGGATGAACAAGGATAAGAATGGGGAAAAGTACATCTCCCTTAAATTCTCAGTCCCAAAAGATAAGTCTGCTGCAGCCCCGGAATACAAAGCGGAAGAGGAGGACGATTTCGACTTCTAATGGAAACCGAAATTAAATACCATGATGGGAGTAGTGTTTCTTTAGATTTCGATCCAAAAAAGCACTACTATACTGTGGACGGGGAATATGCCCCGTCTGTCACCACGATCCTGGACTCCATAGCAAAACCAGCGCTGATTCCATGGGCAGCAAATCAAGGGGCAAAGTTCTACCTGGAAAACCATACAAAAATGGATGGCGCAGAGTTAGCTAAAGGTATACGTACGGCTTACAGAACATCCTCTGGTTCAGCTATCAACATAGGGATGGCTGTGCATAAGTGGTGTGAGGAAGCTATCCTGTGGAAGCTTGGAAAGGGGCCGTCGCCTAAGAAGCCTGACATGGGTGAAGAGGCAGACAATTCCATACATGCTTTCAGGGAGTGGGTTAAGGAAAATGATATTGAGTGGATATCAGCAGAGGAAAAGGTTTTTAACAGGGAGCATGGCTACGCAGGGACGGTTGATGCAGTAGCTAACGTCAATGACGAGTTCTGTGTGATAGACTTTAAAACTTCGGCTGCTATATATGCTCCGTACCATCTACAGTGTGCCGCTTACGCATACGCTATAAAGGACATGCATGGGAAGGAAGTTGAAAGGGCTTACGTTCTTAGGTTTGATAAAAAGACGGGTAAGTTTGAAGCCAGGTCTTCTACAGAACTTCACGAGAACTTCTTAGGGTTCCTTGGGTTCCTAGACGGGTACCGTAGATTAAAAACCTTGGAAAACAGAAAGTGAAAAACCAGAAACGCACAGAAAGTGTGGGCGGCATGATAATGATGCATATAGCAGGGGCTATTTCTTTATCTGAATTGGCTATAGACGATCCTACAGTTGACCTAGCTGTTTTGAGGGCCCACTTACAGGTGGGCGCAGCAGAGTCAGGTACAGTTCTTGAGCAAGCTATCTGGGAAACGCACAAAGATATGTTTGATGAAGATCTGAACGAAGCGCTAGAAGAAGCTGTGGAAGAGATTGAAGGTTTAGTTATAACTCCAGACCCGGACGTTTGGACCAAGGACTCGTGAGTGGCCCGTAAAGTAAGGATACTCACTAAAAACGAGGCAGAGGAGGTACGCATAGATATACGTGATGGTGTAGACTTTGCGACTATCGCAAAAGAGTGGCGCATTAGCCAACATGCTGTGTCTGATATAAATGGCGGTCACACCTACAAGATACGCGGCTTCACGTACCCAATAGTTGAAAGGGTTAAGAAGGGGCACAATGGACGCTCTTAGTTTAGTTCTTCTAGTAATGGCAATGTTTGTTTTCTTAGGGTAATACTATGAGTAAAAAGCTTAAAAACTTATTAATTATTGGCGACCCTCATGCGCATCCTGACTACGACAATGACAGGTTTGAGTCGCTGGGTAAGTTTATAGCCCAGGAAAAGCCTGACATCATAGTGTGTATAGGGGACATGGCAGATATGCCTAGTCTATCCTCCTATGATAGGGGGACTAAGGGGTTTGAAGGTAGGAGGTATAGTAAAGACGTAGATGCAGTCATTGATGCCCAGGAAAGGCTATTCAAGCCTATACAAAAAGTAAAAAACTACCGCCCTACTCTACACATGACAGTAGGCAACCATGAAGACCGCATTACGAGAGCTGTGAATTCACAGCCTGAACTTGAAGGAGCTATCGGCCTAAAGGATCTGAAGTATAGAGAGTTTGGATGGAAGGTTACACCCTTTAAAAGATGCGTATCCATAAAGAACATTCTGTTTAGTCATTACTTCTCTTCGGGTATTGGTGGTAGGCCCATTAGCTCAATACACATAGGCCACGCCTTGGTGTCTAAACTTCACTGCTCTGCTGTGCAAGGCCACTCCCATTTGTACAACCACAGTGAACAAACAAGGCCAGATGGCCAGAAGATATTTGGGTTGTCAGCGGGATGCTACAGTCATCCAGACTATACTGAGTCCTGGTGTAGCGACACAGAACACCATTGGTGGAGAGGGGTTATTCTGCTAGAGGGGCTTGATGGGGATGGTTACTACAACGGTATCCATGCAATAACACAACGTCAAATACTAAAGGGGTAGGATATGAATTCGCAAGAATGGATAGAATGTCTTTCGCGTAAGGGTTCTTACGTGAACCAAAACCATAAATCATCACAATACTATAAAGGCAAGAAATGGGACACTGGCACACCTAAGCCTATGCCTATAGATGATGCTCCAGATGGCATAGACATAAGAATACGAGAAATTCATCAGGGTTGTTTACCTCGAAGTGAAGACTCAGGTACTCCAACTGGGGAGTATTACGAGTTCCTTGAAAAAATCCACTTATATGAAATATTGTGCGAACTGAGGGAGTACAAAGTCTTTTATAGGCACGACGAGGAGGGCGACACATGGACGGTAACACCGGACATGAAATGGGGGGATAAGGTTGGGTGGTTAGTGAT